ATAACATTCATGGCTCCAAATTCCTTAGCAGTTCCTACTTCTTTTCTTATTTCAGTTGCTAGTTTAGCTTGATCACCTGCTAATGCAGCTGCTCTAGCTCCTTCTAAATTAAGTTGTTTACCAGTTAATAGCTCAGCTTCCATTTCAGCTGCTATTGATGATTCAAAATCTAATAAACTTCCCCCCATTTTTTCTAATTGGGATTGTGAAACACCTAACATTTTAGCTTGGAATACTTGCCTGGCCATTTCTTTAGTATTTCCCTGTGCTGTTAACATCTGGGCATTAGACATTTCTGCTAATCCTTCTTGAATATCTTTAGCATTCATCATAACTCCGGTTTGATTACTCAACTCCATAGTTACTTCACTAACTTTTCCCAATTGGTCTTTAATACTCCCACCAGCCAACATTGCTTTTTTACCAAACATAGCCATTGCTTTCTCTGATAGGCCTGTTTTTTCTGAAACCGATGCAAATTCAGATGCTAATTCACCTGAAAACACAACTGACGTTCCAAACGATTTATTTAATGCCATGTTAGCAGCAACAACATCTTTAGATGATACTAATAAATCTCCAGACATAGCTGCAGCATCCGCCATTTCAGCGTTTACTTTTCTTGCTGCATCTGCAGAAATACCCATTGATTTTGCTACTTCACCTGATTGTTTATCAATCTGTATAAGGGCTTGAACTGCTTCTATAATAAGACCAATAGGACCAAGAGCCTTTTTTAGCATAGGACCTAAAGCTTTAAAACCTGCCATCATAGGTCCCATTGCACCCCCGGCTGCTTTAGTTATTCCTAAAGTTTTTGCTTTTGCAGATGCTGCGGCACCTGTAAGTGACTTTCCATTTTTACCAATTAACTTTCCTTCTAATCCTAAAGATTTAATTTTATCTGCAGAAAACCCTTTACCAGTTTTCATTGATTGTAAATCTGCTTTAGATATTTTCTTAGTTGTGCCAAACATTTCCATGTTGGAAGCAGCTTGAGATCTTGCAGCTTCTGATGCTTCTTCAAAAGGACCACTAAACTTACTTAAACCCGGGATAGCTTTTGAAATTTCTCCTAACCCCGCAAAACTCTTAACTCCAAGATTGTCACTTATTTCTTTTGATTTTTTAGCAGTCTTTGCTAATTCTCCTTTTACTTTTGTAGCTTGTAAAACCTGAGCTGTAATGGAATCAGCAATATCTCGATTTAATTCAACATTTTCAGCTGTCCCATCATTAATACCATCAATAAGTTGCTGTTTTTGTTGTTCTAAAACTAATATGCTTTTTGTAAGAGATTCTTGATTTTTAGTTATATCAGCATTTAATGAAGTAAGACCTAATTGGTCTTTTGTAATAGAGTAAGCTGCAGTAGCAATTTTAGTAACTGCTGCACTATTACTTTTAATAATTTGATTTTGAACAACTTGGAATTTTTGTTGCTTAATTTGATCTGCTAATACATTATTTATATCTTGTTGATCAGAAAAAATATCACTAGTAATTCCTCTCCTTTTAGCTAAAATCTGAATAAGTTGATCCTCTAAAGATATAGATTTTTCCTGCTCACTATTTATATCTTTATCGATATCTACAGTTTGCTTCTTCTCGTTATTTAAATCTTGTTGATTTTTTATATCTTTTTCGTCAGCCATCAAGCAGTGATTTTGTTATAAATATTAAGGGATATTATTTCCTCGCTGCTTTTGTAACATAGTTAGGTTTAGATGTTGATTTATTTGTTGGTGGATTAAATGCTGTTTTTGGAATCTTAGGTTTTATTGAACTGTTTAAATCTATATCAGTCCCTTTCCCTTTCGATGCTTTGGTCTGTGCGTCAGCAACAGCTTGTTTAGCAGCTAATATTTCTTTGTAGGTAAACCTTCTAAGCCATATGGGCATCCCATAGACCGTATGCCAGTCGTACCCACCTCCACCATGATATACTATATCATTGATGCTACGAAAGACGTCAAGCCTATAGCTCGGCGTCAGGCCAAAAAAACGTGACGGTCATCGGTAGGGAAATCTCCTCTACAATGCCGTCGTTACTCTCAAAGTTAAATTTTAAATCAATATCTGGTTGGAATGTTTTTATATATTCCCTTAATGCTCTAGAATCTCTAGCTAACATCATCTTATCAACAAACTCTCGTATTGTTTTTGCTTCACTATCTCCACTTATAGAAGTAATTGTATACTTTAAACGTGTAGATAATTCTGGGTTAGATTTTTTGTTTAGTTTTTGTAACCCTTTAACTTCGTTTTTAATAGATCTATCATCTTTATTACAAAGTAATTTAAATGTTATAGGTAATTTTGCATGTGGTAATTCAAATTCAAAATTATTTGTTCCTTTTTCAATTAATTTAGATTCATCTAAGTATATTGTTTCTAATTCACCTAAATCAACTGTTATTTCTTCATCATTGTATTTAAAAGTGTAATCAGCTCCATATCCTAAAACTCTAGCTCCTACCATAATAGCATTTTTATCACCTACTATTAGGTCATCATAATTAACTTTAGACACTATTAATGCTTTTAATAGTCTATCAAGAACACTTCCATCTTTAATGTAATTCTGATTAGTTAAAATATCTTCTTCTTTAGCTGTCATGTATTTCATTTCAACTGTACCCGAAGATAAGGGATTGTCTGGTGGGTATACCAGCCCTCTTGAAGGTAATTCCACAGTTTCTGTGGGAAATTTGAATTCTTCCATATAAATTTTATTTAATTATAACTTAATTGTCGATTATACATATAATATAAAAAAAAGCCTGACCGGAGCCAAGCTATTTTTTAAAATATTTTCTATTTTTTTTAGAAATTCAACACGCAATAATCCATTCCGATTGTTAAATCGATATTCATTGCTTCACCATCAGTGTCCCAATTCATATCTGCAAATGAACCATCTTTAATAAATGCGCCTTTTATAATCCATTCACTAACTACGTCACCCACAGGACCTAGTACATCAATAGTTAAATCTTTCTTATAAAAATCACTATATCCATCTCTACCAGTTACTGATTCGTGATGTAATCTTACCCATTCCATTACTGCTTGAGCACCTGAAGGAGTAATTGGATCAAATAATTGCATTGTGATGTCATTCCATCTTAATTTTCCTTTTACTTTTCTATAAGTGTTAATGTGGTTTAATACTATTTCGTCTTGAGCAAATCCTAATCCACTTACACCTTTAATTATGTAAGATGGGAATCCGTCAACATACATAACAAACCTGTTAGCTACTTTTGGCTCAAAAGCTGTGAAAAATATTTCGTTTGGGTCTAATACTGCCATTTTGTGTTTTTATTTAATTTTTTTATTCAGTTATAAATATTATATTCTCTAATTCTTATGCAGGGAATTCAGCTCCTGTTGGAAGAATGTTGAAATCTAGGTAAATGAATTCTGCCGTTTTAGTAGGTTGTATGTATATAGCACCTCTTAATTCGTTTCTATCAATTACCTCGGGCCCATTGTTTGAATCGTTCATTACAACTTTAAACGCGTATAAACCTTGTCTTTGTTGTACTGACTCCAAATATGGATTAACTTGTCCTAAGAATATATTTCTTGTAGCTGCTGTATTTTGTTCAAATACTAAGTTATCAGAAACTTGTGAAATATAATTCTTTAATGCAATTAACAATCTTCTAACATTTACTCTATCTAAAGCTGATGCTTGAGTTTGTAGTGTTTTCTGTCCAAATACTACAACTCCTCTTCCTGGGAATGTTGCAATTGGATTTACTTTACCTACATATAGCGTATCTCTATTTGCTTGTGTTAATTTTCTTTCTGCCATTATTACTTGACCTAATCCACCTCTGTTTATACCTGCTGGTGCGAACCATGCTTCTGCTGTTCTATCATTAGCTGCATAAACTCCTGGGATTAATGTTCCTGCTGGTACCCAAACTCTCTGAGCTGTGTCAGGATCTGTTACCATACACCATGGCCAATATGACGCTGCATATGATGTGTCTTTTCCTGCTGCAGTTCCAATTGTTGCTGTAATTGATGAATTATATAATTCAAGATCTAATATTACAATATTATCTCCTCTATTTTCAGAATTTGCAACTAGTGAATTTAATGGTGTTGAATATGAAGATTGAACTAATCCTGGAGCTGATATTAGATTATATTTATAATCATCTTTATTAGCTAATAAATTAATTGCATCCGTATAATTTCCACCTACTAATCCTTGAGAATCATTGGCATCAATTTTATCATAATACTTTCCAGTTCCTGTTAAAATTGATCCTTGAGCATCTCCAAATGCACCTGATGCTGCTAGTGGAATTGATGCTGTGAATTGAGATTTTGGTGTTCCACTATTATCAAAATAGTTTGGAGTTTTGAAATTTACTGATTTTACTCTTACATATCTTGAAGCGTTTGGATATGCTCCTTCTGTTTGTAGATATGGATCTGCTGTTCCTGCTCCTTTTAATACTTCTGTTTGATCACCAATTATTCTTGAAATATAATTTGGTGAAGTTGGATCTAATGATACGCCATTAAAGCTTTCTAATACTGCTGGGGCTCTTGATGTGTCATTACCTCTTCTAATAAGTACACTAAATGTACCTGATCCTGTGTCTGGGGATGTTACTTGCCATCTTAAATTATTTGGTGTTCCATTTGCTAATGCTCCTAATGAATTTAAAGCACCCGCACTATTCATAATCTGTCCTTCACCTAATGTCTCTAATACAAAAGCATTTGCATCTACTATATCAGCATCTACTAATGTTAATACTAAAGCAGCTCCTGGCGTACCCATATTTGCTGCGGCTACTGTTAATGTATCTCCTACACCATACCCTGCTCCAGCTGTAGTAACTTGTACTCCTGTTGTTTCAACAAATAAATCTGATGCAACTAGTGTGAATACTGGATCTACTCCTCCTGCTACTGAAGCACCTAATGATGCTGAAGGAATTGTAACTGTATCACCTAATACATAACCTGAACCTGTAGAATTTACATTTACTGTTAATGAAGTAATTACAGTTGGACCTCCAACAACTACTGTTGCTACTGCTCCTGTTCCACCCGTAGCACCTACTAAAGATACTGTAGGATAATCTGCTGCAACCATTCCTGCTCCAGCTGTAGTAACTGCTGGGAATACTGCTGATGATGATAATTTTCCGTTTGCACTAGAAGCTGTAACTGCTAATGCTATTCCTGTTCCTGCTCCACTTGTTACAACATTACCTGCTATAACTACGTCTTCAAATAAAGCACCATTTTCACCACCTGATGTGAAAGAACCAAATAAATTTGTTCCTAAAACTACATCTCCTGATTCTTGATCATTTGCTATCTTTGATGAAGAAGCGGCTGTAAAAGATCCTGAAGCTACTCTAGTAACAATTAATGAAGTACCTCCATTTTGGAAGTAATTGTAAGCTGAAATAGATGTTAGGAATGAATATTCACTAGTATCATTTGCTGATCCACTTTCGAAAGTAGTACCAAATGTAGCTTGATACTGACTGTAAGTAGTAATAAGCTTTGGAATATTTACTCGTCCTTTTACTGTTGGTCCCAATATAGCTGCACCAGCCTGTATTGGTTGTGAAGTAATTTGAGATTGATCACTTTCTCGTGCTAGTACTCCCGGGGATATTAAAGTTTCTGCCATTTTATGTAATTGTTATATTTTGATAATAAATATATGAGGTTTTGTCAAAAAATTATTTATCTGGAGAAAAATCACCAGTATCTAAAGAAATAGTTCCTTTACCATACTTTTCTTCTAGCGCTGTAGCTAGTGTAGTTTCTCCTTTTTTAATGTCTAACAAACTCACTTTTAATTCTTCTTTTTGTAGTTGAAGTTGCATTATTTGCACCTCTATACTACCCATTGTTTCTACTAATCGGCTAAATTTAATTTTTAAATCATTAACCTTTTTAATTTCTGCTTCTGTTATTTTTGTCATATTATACGTATTAAAACTTTTTGTTAAAAACTATTGTTATTATGCTATTTGTTGTGTTACTGTTATTTCTACAGTTCCTCCCGCTTGTAATCCTCCAGCTGGGAAACCACTATTATTATCTAATACAACTCTAATGAAACTAGCATCTGTTCCACTGGATATATTAAAATCTAAATTTATATCAGATGCTGATAGTATGGCTGTTTGATTTACTAACTCAGTGTAGCCACTTGCTTCTCCTATATTATACCCTGAACCTTCTAATCCAAAAACTGAATATGCTACTATTTGTCCTATGTTGTTAGCTGGTGGGTTTAGATTAGATCCTCTTGTCATTAATATTAATTCTACTTTTATTTGAGCTGAAAAATTATGTGAATTATCTAATGCTGGGAGTGGGAAAAAACCTTGCCAAGGTGACCATGAAAATAGATTTTCTTCTGTAGAAGTAATAATTTTATTAGCAATAATATAATTTACTTTTTGAATACCATTACTATTAGCTGTTGCTTGGTTTTGAATATTACCAACTGACATATAACTTCCTGTTGGTTTATTTATACCTCTTTGAATATTAACACTACCACTGTAAACTTCAAGATCTTCTTCGGGTGTAATAGCTGCTTTAATATTAGCTGCTTCTTTACCTCCTATAGCAAAAGCTACTTTAGCAGAACCACCATTGGATGAGTTAGCTATATAAGTATCACCATTAAAGTCAAATTCTGTTGCTGTTGCTGATCTAATTGATGTGTTTGAACCATCGTGAACTTCTAAACCTGTAGATGTTGAAGAACCTGATATATATGCTCCTTCATTAGTAGTTGCAAATCTTCTTACATTATTATAAAATAATTGAACATCAGTATTTTCATTTGCAATTAAAAGAGTTTCTGAATTAGATTGATTTTTTATTATAAGTTGATCTGTTTGAAGTTGAGTTTTAGCTCCATTTGCACTTTGTGTAAAGAAAAATGTATCACCATCATTATACATTGTTGCTGATCCTACAGCACCTACACCATCATTAAAGTGTAAACTACCTGTTATTTTTGTTGTGTCTGCTGCTGCATTTCCTAATTTTGTATTTCCTTGTACCTCAAGATCTCCTGATGCTGTTATTTTAACAGAATTAATAACTCCAGATGCCGTTATATTAGCTGCACTAATATCTCCAGATGCTGTTATACTAGCTACACTAATATCCCCTGATGCTGTTATACTAGTTACATCAAATGAAGTAGCATCTACTTCTCCTACTACTGTAATTCCTGTGTTGGTTGTTCTGAACTTTTCAGCACTACCATATTTCATTATTACATCAGCATTAGATCCTACTGATGCTGATAAAGCACTTTGAGAAAAATGAGAATTGTCTAAAAGTTTTACATTACCCCCAAAAGTTGCTGGTGTTGCATTTGCTAAAGTTAAAGATCCTGATAGAGTTATAGCGTAATCTTGAACTCCTGTAAAAGCATCTACTGATTGGGATACTTGTGATGCTTCAACAGGTTGTCCTGTTGTCATCCCGGTTGCTGAAAATATTTTTGGCATAATTTTTAATTATATTTTATTATAAATATCAAAGAGATTTTTCTAATTGACGGTTTATGGCATCTATTACTATTTGAGATTCAATTGATGTAGTACACTCATAATGTCTGTCTGTATCTTTATGTTCGGGGCACCATTCCCAATCACCTGCATTTAATTGAACTTTATT